GCCCCGCTGCCGTTTGCGGTGTCTTGACCGGCACTTTCGCTTTGAACATCTTCCGTGTGAACTTGGTCTGTCATTTTTATTCCTTCTCCACCGATTGACCGCCGGTGTCGCGTAAGTTGTGGTGAGAATCAAAAAACCCGAAACTGCAGACCGCTTTTAGGTCTACAGCTCCGGGTTAAGTTCCTCGTGAGCTATGTTATTTACTCAATATTCAATTACAAGAATCAGTTTAGCACATTTTGAATCCGTGCGCAAGTAATCCAAAATTCATCGGTTGCCCCTTAAAGCACACCGCTCCAGCGGGGGACTGAAGCGGAGGCTTAGGCGGAGTAATGGGTTAGATCCAATTCTCCTTTACCCGAGTTGCTTAACGGGCACGTCTATCATTCGCAATGATGCATAAAGTATAAGGATTTCTTTTGTGACTGTCAAGTGACAATAAAAGGTGAATGCCCCCAGGGAGACTCGAACTCCCATCCTATCATTGCGAATGAACAACTCTATCCATTAAGCTATGGGGGCATGCACGCAACAATTCTACCCCATCCCCTCGCGATTCATAACAAAAAACGCCCCATCACTGAGGCGTGGTTCACTGTGTTATTTTGCGCTGCTAATCTATTTCAGGGTAATAAAAACCCAACTCCTGAATTTTGTCTTTCTGAGCACTCAGCCGTTGTTTGATGTTCTCAAACTCGACAACTTGCTTGTCAGTAAAAGATTTTATGTCTAACCGTCGCAGCCTTCCGAGAGCAGTGTCCCAATCAATCCCAATGCTTACCTTTCCAAGATCGGACCACGGCAGATCAATCACCTCAATATCAGACAAAACGCCAGAGATGTATTCAAGATCCCAATCTATTTTTTGATCCATTTCAAATCGCTTCTTTCAACTGCATTAATTATATCATCAAATATCTTTGCTTGATTTGCTGTCACCAAACTACCAGTACTAAGTCGAAATTCAATAAAAAACAATCCACTTGACTTAGTCCCGGCATACTTACCAGCCTCTCGAGTAAAACCGACCTGTAGCTCTCCAGAATATCGACTTATAAATACTTTTGTTTGTTTATCCTGAACGACCTGACTTATTGAATCATAATATTCCTCAAGAGTAGTTCCAGCTGGCCATTCGTTTCCTGCAATAACATGGCGCAAATAATGAACAACGCCAGCCCCCATCATGTCACTGCCCTTTACGGTACTGCCTTCCCATTCGAGACCAGTGAGCCGCCCGCCAGCTTTCTCAAGAAAGTTGTCATTGAACCCGCGTTCAGCCACAAGATTGGTAATCTTCCCTACTTCCCGGTTCGTCAGCGGTCTCAAATCCAAACTGGCAAACTTGATCAGCTCCTCCGCGTTCAAGTTCATCTTTGCCAGCCCGTTCTGTGCCAGGCGCAGGTAATAATTAGCGTCCTGCTCACCCAGCAGATCCTTCAAACTGGCCACCCCCTTCCCTTCCCCCCAAACGGCGCTGTAAGTCTTCTTTACCAGCTGCTCAAACGCGAACTTCCCTTCCTTCCATGCCAGCCACTTTGCCGGTCCCAGCAGCTTGCGCTGATCTTCCGCGCTCAACGTCCTGAAATACGCCTCTCCAGTCATATTCCGGTTATGATACCGCGCGATCTGTGTCGGGCTCATCTTGTACTTCTTCGCGATCTCCTCAAACGATGGACCCGCCTGCTCGACTTTGCTGAAATCAAATCCGTACTGCTCCCCGATCTCCTCCCACGACATCAAAACGCTGGCAGCACTGCAGCGGCAGTTGGGGTGGCTTGACATCTTCTCAGTCAAAGGGTGTTCCGTGCCGTGCATCGCCAAACACACCGGGCACGCCCCGTTCACCTCCGCCATCCAGCGCCAGCCCTTCACAATGTCCGCGTTCGCCTTGTAATTCTCTTCCGTTGCCAGCCGCTGCGCGCGCATGGTTTCTGTGCGTGAAATCGTCAGCGCCCGGTTCAGCTGTATGCCCAGTGCGTCCCGGATCATCGGCGCGATCTTGCGCGGATTGTACCCCAGCATCATCCCCTCGATCAGTGCGTCGCTTGCCTTCTGCGCCCCCTCTGCCTTGATCCCCTCGAACAAATTCCTCAGCGGCGATCCAGGTTGATTCACTCCCACCATCGCCACAACCGATTGAACGGGCAGCGATGTGACTCTCAACGCGCCCGGAACATCATACTGAGGACCCAACTGCAAGATCATCTCATCCCGGCTGAATTCCAGCGAATTCGCGATCACCCGTCTCTGTTCCTCGCTCACCTTGTCCACAGCATAATTCGAGAAACGCGTGAGCTCTTTGCCGATCAGCTCCTGCATGTCTGACAATCGGCTATTCTGATAGATCCAACCAAGCGAAGGCTTTTCACCCAGGGCGATCGTCCGGTCGTACTCCCCCTGCAGCCTGTCCAACTGCGACCGAACCCTCTTCCATCCCTCGACGTACACGCGCACCATCTCAGAAGCCGCCCTGCGCTCATTCCGCAGGATCGACTTCTGAAAAGCTGCCACAATGTCGTCAAGCGTGGATCCGGGCATTGTTTATGCCACCAATCGGGTTATATCGGGTGTGACAAGCAGGGTGCCAGATGTCAATGTCGTAACCTCCGCCGCTTCAATCAATTGAATGTCGTAAACGTAGGTTCCTGGCGCCAGATCATCCGTGATATTCGCCTTCAACGCGATTGTCACATCACCCGTTGGGGCATCATCAATTGTGATTGATCCATCTGTGCCGGTTGTGTGCGCGGAACCATTGAGCCGTACCAATCCGTCAGTAAGTCCGCTGGCGTTCTTCCTTACGCGGATCAGAGCGTCATCATCCGTATCATACGAATGCAGCTTCACGGTGAAGTCCAAGCTCACATACTGAGCCAGGCTTCCCAAATTCAACAGCGACGCCCTTAGCGTATCGCCTCTCAGTATCGTGATTGTCGAACCAACAACGGAGGTCACGAAATTGACCGCGCTGTTATCGAGCGCGTCTGTCTTTAGCTTGATAGCATCCACATTCGCGTCTACGACTGCTAAGGCGGCTGAAGTCGCAATGCCGGTTGGGTCTACGGTGGCTGAGGCATCAACTTTATTTGCGGTGGTGAATGTAAGTTGGTCCGTCTTCGCCTTGATTGCGTCAATCAGCAGGTCAATCGCCGCCAGCGTCTCATTCGTCCAGCCAGCTCCCTTGATTGCGGTGAGTGTAGCTTCGAGAGCGAGGTTCGCCTGTATCTTCGTGACCGCATCCGCCTTGAGCGCAGCGGCTGTGATAGCGTCTGTGGCGATGGATGCCACTGCTACGCCAGCCGTGCCAGAGTCCTCAAACCAGCGTGTCGTCCAGTCAGGCGTGGTAGTATCGCCAGCCAAGCCGTCTATGTAGACCGTCAGCACATCGCCGTTCCTCACGGTAATCCAGCCGGACTGCGCCGAGATTGCGGTCTCGCCTGATGCCGCCGCGATGCTTTTCGGTTGGAACGTAGGGCTGAACGTGCGCCCGAATACTGAACCGAATGTCATTTGTCACCTCGCTTGTAGCTGACTATGCGATAGATAAATCTCTTCGCGTCCTTGTACCTGCTCTTGAAACTTCCAACGAAGCCGTCCACAGGAGTTGTTCGTAACTCAGTATGAAACATTATTCCGTCTCCTGCATATCTTGATCAAACGCTTCAATCAATGCACTGCCCAGGTTAGATTCCTTCGCCCGCTTTTCCCGCTCCACGTCCGGATCATACCCAAACTCCTGGATCAGCGTGTCGCCCGAAACACCCAGCTGCTTCAAACTTAAGGCTGCATTCGCCTGGATCTGTGCGTCCTTTGGCAGCATCTCTTGCCAGCGCAGCTCAGTAAGGTTGTCGTCGCCATAACCGCCCAGAGCCAACAGCCGACGGTTAACTTCCACGATCATTTCGCCGTAAGTGACGCGCTTCGCCTCAGTCTTCTCGATCAATGGCTGGTACAAGATCTCCAGTGCCACGCCACTCAAATTCCCCACCGATTCCAGTTTGCCCGTCGCCACTTCAGGAACGCGTGCTAATTCGTGAACAAACTGCTTCAGCTCCTTATGCATCACGATCGATGAAGCTAAATCGCTCTGCATCTCCAGATTCTGCAAGGATGAGTTCTCGCCGGGCAGCAATATCAAATCATCCGCGTTGATCCTCACGTCAGCTTTGCCCACGCCTCTACCCCATGTCTTCGGGTGCGCGTGGTAACGCAGGATCTTCAGGATGTTCGACACGGTGAAGTTTTCTTTGTTGATCGCCTCCACCAGGTCATCTTCAATGTCGCTCATTCCCCAGAATTCGTGCGGGGCAATCATGTTTTGGCAGTGCACCACGGGCGAGAATGTGTATGGCCATCTCTGCTCGCCAACCGTCTGCATTGAGCCGCCGTCCACGTTCCCGCGCTGATCCGTGATCATCCACCCCGCGCCGTCCTGCTCAATCAACTGCTGAATGGCAATCGGCTTCTTCGTTACCGGATCCACACTCGGGTAGCGAATCTTGTACGCTACAACCCGGTCAATATCATCCTCCGCCAGCGTCACGCTCACCGTCTCCGGATCGCAGATGATCAAGCGCGGATCCATGCCTGGCTTCCAGTGGATCTTCACGAACGCCGTCCCGCACACCCCCCCGGACGTGGCCAGTTTCTGCAGCAAGCTCATTTTCCGATTTGCCTGCCACACCTGGTTAAGATAGTCCTCTTCCGGCGTAGTCTC